CCTTCTGGTAGCGCCTAAATGTCGTTATTAGATGACCCTACGCTTTATAAAATGACCAGTTACTGATCTCATCAATCAGTGCTTAGAGGGAGGTATAAACCCTCTACGGCTTTCAGACCGCAGAATTGGACGAACGGGTGGATAAACAGCGAAACTGTTTCTTATCCATATTGTCTGTATTTTTCGGAATGTAACCCGTGTTACAACCTTTAACCCGTTAGTGGTAAAGACCCAATCTCTTACGAGAAAGGGAATTCAAAAATATAAAGTACATACGTAGTCGGAGTGCCACCTGGCGTAGAGAGCATAAAAATGTCTCCCTCTCGGGCTCGTATGTTTGCACCAGAAAAGGTCTGTACTGCTGTAGCGAACTGTAAGTTCGTATCAACAGTCAGAGCCGTATCGGTCGAGAATGCTGTGTGGACTGACATCACCGGTGGATTTACCATCGCGGATCCGTTCAGTTTCAGCATCACTTTATATTCACCTGAGACTCCACAACGAAACGTGCTTGTGCTGACTATCGGTGTAAAATAGATGTTTCCGTTCTGCGAAAAGTTCGGTGCAATGCTAGCGAAGATGTTGGTTCCATTAGAACCACCACCGACAGCATTCCCGGAAGCAGGAGGGGAAGTTGGAGTAATGAGCTCCACATCATATTCTACCCATAGTTCACCGCAGATCAACGGGCTATTACTTACTCCACTGGTAGCACAGACCAGACGACCTATATCATAGGTTTTCTGATCGGTACCAGGGACAGTTAGCGACGCGTTGATTGCGGCTGCAATATAGCGTTCAGCAGGCTCATTGTCAAGATCCTTCTTATTGATATCCAGTTGGAAATTACTCCAAACTGGGCCTTCAACAAGATTCTTGGCTTGAGACTGCTCAAGTTTCGTACGTGGAGTGGTGTCCAAGGCATCGAGATCAAAGGAAAGGGTAACCTTTCCTGGAGAACTCGTACCCACAAGGGATCGGTACTGTAGCACAAGGCTATTGAACCGGTATTTCTCAAAACGGTCGGCTATATCGGCCAACCAGGGAAATAGGGAGCCAGATCCGGGATTAACGCGTGGTGCAAACCAAACGTTAAACGCGGACGAGGCAACACCCCCGATGTCTTGGACAAACTCACGGTGACGGACCCTACAAGCGGTTCGTCCTTTACTCTGAGAATACTGAATCATTGGTTCAGCTTTCTTAGACAGGACGACCTGACTCTGAACTGGGGGGTTAAGGAGACGTTCAACGCCACCTAGACCTTTGAGTTTGGAGAGAGTAGGATCTAGTTTGAATTGCCGAGGTAGCCCACCCACAATCTGTGGGAGAGCCATCTTGGTCTTTAGTTCTTTCTTTAAGTCTTTCTTGGCCTTGGCCAGAACTTGACTTTCAATTTGCTTTTTGGATAATATCATGTAGTATGGGATACCTGACACGAAACAGGGACTGTACATATCTATTAATCATTACTCTCAACCGTGCAGTCTCTAGGCTTTTAGTCAATGTGACACTTAGCACGCATAAAGCGATTTTGGTTGATAAAAATAGATACCCCATTAAGCAATTGAGGAAAGAACCACCACATCCCGCATTAACCCTTCAGATAGACACGCTTTTGGTCACTATAGGTATATAAACCCGTAGATCGTCGGAGTTCCGACTTAGACCAAAACCGTGGTGAATCATAATCATTTATATGATCGTGAAACACATATTCTTCGAAGAAATCATCGTTGTCGAAAGGCTTTTGCCATGGAACTACGGGAGGACTGTAATCCTCTACCTCGAAACCCGGAATGGGACACCCCAATGTCATTTTGACATATGGTTGCCCATCTGACCGTTTCTTAGTAAGCTGATTGGCTAACCAAAGCTGGTCCGAAGTTATACGAAAGTTGAACCCAAGGGGGCAATCAACACCTAACCCTCCCAATGAGATGGGAAGGAATAGGTTTCGTGTAATCATTCGGTACTGCTTCTTGGTTCTAACCAATAGCACCGATTCCAATGCAATTTCTTCTCGATGTCGATTAAGAAATTTCTTCAGAATATCTATCTGTCGTCCTGGTAATGCTCCTTGGACGACCTCGTTGATTAGACAGATTATCTTCTGGTCCTTTGAGCTCTTCATAGAGCGTTTAAGGGACTGTCTAAGATAGTCTTCATCCGAGGATACAAAATCCGGTGACTCCTCAGTAGTTTGCTGAACCTTATGTATGCCTTCGAAAAGGCCTGTATTAAGGAAGCTAACTGCCCAGGGAGTTGCGTTAACTGGATCCCTGTTCAAAGTTGAACAGTGGTAACTAGTAGAATTGATATTAGCATAATATTCATGCCAGTACGCTTTTCCTACACTCATCTCTAGGCCAATTTTATTGGCCACCACGGAATGTCTTTCGTAGACATCGCGGGGGGAACAAAATAACATATCATCCCCGTTCGTTAGAACGCGATTTAATCTGTCATTATGATCCAAAGAGAGTGATTTGTGGAAGTGTTTGGTACTGAGACAATATGTTCCTAGGTTGGCAATGCAGAGAATGACGAAGGATAAAATACTTCCCATTAACTGTCCATTGGCTTGTAGGGCTTTCAATTGTACACGGTTACCGTGACCAGTCGGATAATGTAAATAGTGGGGACCTAGAACTCTGAATGCGAGTTTTCTATACCAGGGTGAAAAGTCCTGTAATAGATACTCCAGAATTCTAGAAGAATACTTCCATGAGAGGTTATCCGTGGCTCCCTTATAATCTATAGATGCCCATCCCAACTTTTCTACAAAGTATGAGGAATGTATCTGAAGATCCATAAGGTCAGTTGGGGAGACCTCCCTGCCGATAAGCCGAAAACACGGCATATCGCGCATT